GTGTGATTATATAATTGAATCACTGGGGTGCTCTGACCCCAGAGTCACCCATGTTAAGAGAATTTAAATTGTATCAATCGATACAATTGACATTCCCTATATACTATGGTAGACTATACCAATCGTTCATTCGCTATTCTCGAATAGCGAACGCAAGTAAGTCGCGGAACGGAGCGTTCATCCCATGTTTGAATTATTACTATATGCTAATATCGCTTGCCAAGATGCTTCCGATATGATCGGTCGTGTCCGAGCAAACGACAATATAAGTAAAATCATTCAAACCGAAGTTGTTGAGACCATTAAGGAAGCAACACCTGAATGTAAGTGGGACGCAAACGACTGAAGGAACGGGGATTAAACACCTCATTTCTTTAGGAGACCTACAATGAACACTTTAACTCTCATCAAGAAGCAGATTCAAAAAGCTGCTGCACTTCACGATGCACAAATTGCTATGACTACCTATCGTGGTGTCAAGTTTGAGTGCAAAGAAGGTGATGTTGATGAAGTCCATGGTACATTCTGCTATCGCGGACACACCTATCAAAAATGATATGGAAAACTATGTCTATCATCATGATGACATGGATAAAGATAGCAGACCACCCAGTTGTTATCAACTCAAATATAGAGGAGTAACATACTGGTCCTGCTATCGGATGCACTTACACGAATACTTCGAGGGACTACTTAAGGTAGAACCAAGCAACAGGAGGGGTTGATACCCCTCTTTTTTTATGCTAATATATAATGAAAGGGAGGTTACCATGGACAAAGATAGACTAAAGTTGATCTACAAGAATTTAAAGTCACTGTTAAATGCACTTGAATCCGAGATCTATTCCGACACCGAATCTTACCTACACAAAGGTGAAAACTTTGATGACCCAGCTCATTATCATAGTACCGATGATGACGATGGGTATACAGACTGACAAAATTATGTTATAATACACACATGAAACGTTCTCGTATTCTAAAGAAAGCAATTAAGAGTGCCGTCCGCAATGGAAAAGGACTTGACAATCTTGTCGGTGCATATGCGGACGAGTTGCTGAAAGAAGCACTCATCAAACAAACAAATAAAAGAAAAGGTTTTGGTTATGTCGAACGTAAGACTGATTTCAGTGACCCCAGAGGCGGAGAAGACGATGGGGTATGTAGCGAGAGTCAGCAACCCGAACAATCAGGAGAACCCGAAGGTAGCGGGACTCCTTAAGTATTGTGTCAAGCATCAACACTGGTCTGTCTTTGAGCAGGCATTCATGACGCTTGAGATCGAGACTACTAGAGGACTAGCGGCTCAAATTTTGAGGCACCGTAGCTTTACATATCAAGAGTTTTCCCAACGGTATGCTGACAGTTCTATGTTGGCAGACAAGATTCCTCTACCTGATCTGCGTCGTCAAGACACAAAGAATCGACAGAACTCTATTGATGACATCGATCCTTTCACACGGCAGGAGTTTCAGATCAAAATGCAAAAGCACTTTGATGAAGGAATGAAACTATATAAAGACATGCTCGATGCTAATATCGCAAAGGAGTGTGCTCGTTTTGTACTCCCTCTCGCCGTACCAACCAGACTATACATGAGTGGATCATGTCGTTCTTGGATTCATTATATTCAACTGCGTTCTGCAAACGGAACCCAGAAAGAACACATGGACATCGCTAATGCTTGCAAAGAAATCTTTGTCGAGCAATTCCCTACAGTATCTGAAGCACTTGAATGGTTATGAAACTACTTACACTTGAAGATTATGAAAAGGCGGGAGAAAACTTCTGGCCAAAGTATCGCTACGTTGCCACTGAACTTGGGCAAGACGCTAGACCAGAAGACATTCTGAAAGTTATGGAAGCGATTGGTGGTGTTGCTTTGAAGGTGGCACTAGAAGAAAAACTTGCACCATTTGGATTCAACAAAAAGGAGAAAGAAGATGCCGACCTATCCAGTAATAAATAAGTCCACTGGAGAGAAAAAAGAACTCTCTATGTCCATGATCGAATACACAAAGTGGCGAGAAGAAAATCCCGAATGGGATAAAGACTGGCAAGCAGGATGTGCTTCCGCCCAAGAAGTAGGTGAGTGGAAACATAAAATGAGTAAGACTCATCCTGGATGGAACGACATCATGACCCGTGCATCCAAAGTCCCTGGTTCAACTATCGAGTGGTAAACTATGCCAAGAGCAAGAAAGCGTAATCAACCTGATATCAACGGCATGTCCGTGAAGCAGATGAAAAGAAAGAAGCCTATCAATTCATCCTATCTACTTCCAGTAGAACCTCTTACAGATAACCAACGTGTTATGTTCGAGGAGTATGGTAAGGGTCAAAACATTTTCGCTTATGGTGCTGCAGGTACAGGTAAAACGTTTGTTGCTTTGTACCTTGCTCTCCGAGATGTTCTTAATGAAGACTCTCCATACGAAAAAGTATACATCGTTCGTTCACTTGTAGCGACAAGAGAGATTGGATTCCTTCCTGGCACACATGAAGACAAAGCATCTCTCTATCAGATTCCTTACAAGAACATGGTAAAATACATGTTCGAGATGCCTGATGATGCATCCTTCGAGATGCTCTATGAAAATCTGAAGGCACAGGAAACCGTATCGTTCTGGTCTACCTCATTCCTCCGTGGTACTACACTTGATAACTCTATCGTTATCATTGATGAGTGTCAGAACCTGAACTTCCACGAGCTTGATTCAATCATGACTCGCTGTGGTCAAGACACCAAGATCATGTTCTGTGGTGATGCTCGTCAGTCTGACCTACAGAAAGCACAAGAGCGCACTGGTATCCTTGACTTCCAAAAGATCCTTGAGAATATGAAAGAGTTTTCGATGGTTGAGTATGGTATCGAAGACATCGTTCGCTCTGGACTTGTTAAGTCCTACCTGATTAGTAAGATGAACCTAGGATTCTAATGAAAATATTTGATCATGTTGGTGAATTGACACCAGTTGAAATGGAAACAGTAACCATTGATGGTAAAAGATACTATGTCACACCTACTGGTGGTAAGTATCCGTCAATCACCACTGTGATCAGCAACAACTCCGCCAAGCAAGCAGGGCTTGCCAGGTGGAGAGCGCGGATAGGTAAAGAGAAAGCACAAGCAAAGTCTAACCGTGCTGCTGGTAGAGGTACACGCTACCACAAACTTGTTGAAGATTACTTTAACAATGAACTTGATACGGAAAAGTACAAGGACATGCCCCTGCCTTGGACGATGTTCCATTCTTCTCGTGAAATTCTTGATCGTATAAATAGGGTATACCTACAAGAGGCGGCACTATACTCTGATGTTTTACAAATTGCAGGACGAGTGGACTGCATTGCAGAGTATGAGGGAGAACTAGCCATCATTGACTTTAAGACAGCAGAAGCACCAAAGAAGGAGCAATATCTTTACGACTATTATGTGCAAGAATGTGGCTACGCATGTATGCTGCAGGAAGTATATGGATTGTCTGTGAAGAAACTTGTTACAATTGTTGCTTGTGAAAATGGTGACACTCAAGTAAAAGTTATGCCCCCTAAAAAGGAATACCTTTTGTCATTGCAAGCATACATCAAGGAGTATCAAGAGAAACATGCTAGAAAAACTGGAGGATAAATTTATGACCACTGCGAAATTTTCGCAGGACGTTGAGAAAATTGCATACGAAAATAAAATGAATTACATCGATGCGATTGTTCACTACTGTGAAACACATGAGATTGAAATTGAATCGGTGTCTAAACTGATTAGCAAACCTCTAAAAGAAAAGTTAAAGTACGACGCACAGAAACTTAACTACATCAAGAAAACAAGTAGAGCTAAATTAATGTTGGTATGAGTGACTTCTTCAGATCCGAGATGGTCCAGGGAGACCTACAAGAACTTGCAAAGATGCAAGAGTATTGCATGAAATCAATGGTGGCATTCCCTGCACTGTCTCCCGAAAAGCAAATGAGTTACTTCAATGTTCTTGAAGAAATGATTGAGAAGCAGAAAGTATTCTACTTCCGTCTTAAGTTAAGTGATGATGAAGAAGCACAAGAGATGGCAGACAGCATCAAGCAAGCTGCTATGATGTATGGTGCCACCGAGAATGAAGATGCTTCCGTGATCTTTGATGAGTTGATCAGCAAGGTCCAGATGATGAAGCGTCACCTAGAGGCAGAGGGGTCTTGACCCCACCCTCTGCCTGTGTTATAATTCGTTGGTGATCGCGGGGTCACACAAACCACATCCAAACTATCCGAACAATCCTATGTCTTTTGCAGATCTTAAGCGCAAGTCCCAGACTAACTTTGACTTCCTCCAAAAGGAACTCACCAAGTCCAGCACTACTTCAGGTGGTGCCGACGAACGTCTCTGGAAGCCCGAACTTGACGCTTCGGGGAACGGTTACGCAGTCATCCGTTTCCTTCCCGCACCCGAGGGTGAGACCCTCCCCTGGGCAAAACTGTATCGTCACGCCTTCCAAGGTCCTGGCGGTTGGTTGATCGAGAACTGCCTCACCACCAAGGGCGACCAGTGTCCTGTCTGTGCCCACAACAACAAGCTGTGGAACAGTGGTGTTGAGAGCGACAAAGAAATTGCGCGTAAGCAGAAGCGCAAGCTTGAATACTACTCCAACATCCTCGTTGTGAGTGACCCCAAGCACCCTGAAAATGAAGGAAAAGTCTTCCTTTATAAGTATGGCAAGAAGATCCATGACAAGATCATCGCTGCCATGCAACCTGAATTCCAAGACGAAACTCCTGTAAATGTATTTGATTTTTGGGAAGGTGCTAACTTCAAGCTAAAGATTCGTACCGTCGCTGGTTACTGGAACTACGATGCGTCCGAGTTCACTGCTCCTGCTGCACTGTCTCCTGATGATGACGAGATGGAGGCAATCTGGAAGCAAGCATACAGTCTGGAGGCTTTCACTGCCGCTGGAGAGTTCAAAGAGTATGATGCTATTGAGAACCGTCTGAATGCTGTGCTTGGTCTTTCGACCCCGCGCCCTGTAGCACAGGCACAAGAGGAAGAGGAACAGGACCCCGTTCCTTACAACACTGCTGGAGGGTTCAACGATCCCGACATCACAGCAATGTCTTCCACTCCTTCTGTATCATCTGATGATGACGATGATGCACTCTCATACTTCCAGCGACTCGCTGAAGAATGATCACACGAAGACAGGGGTCGTCAGACTCCTGTCTTTTTTAGTCTCTTGGAGATGAAGTCTGACGACTTCTTATAGTTGTTATAATTTTTAAACTCAAGCACAAACTGCTGTAGATA